TTGCAGCAAATGTATAGCAGCTGCGAGTTCGCTGGATGCAACTGGCGTCCGGCGCCGCGCCCTTCCTGATCAGGGCCCGCCTCGGCGGGCGCGATCCCTACGGCTCGAAGCCCGGCCCAATGCCGGGCTTTTTTTCGTCCTAGTTCCAGGTTCCGCCGAGTTACGCCGAGTTACGCCGATTTACGCTCCCCTACTCGGCCTCCCCCCTTCGCGTGGGCAGGGGTTCGACTCTATCTCCAAACGCGCCGCCGACACTAGAAGTTAGAAATCACCGGCAAAAATACCCAATATTCGCCGGGCGCGCCGCCCCCGCCGCAATCCCGTACAGTCCGCCCCCCGCTCGCCCGCTCGCCCTTCACCAAGCGCCCCCGCACAAACTCGCCTCAACGCAACTTGCGCCCGGCCGCCCGTCGGAGGCAGACTTGGGCCGAAGGAGGAATTTTTCGTATGCCCGACGCTACCGCCCTTGAAGTTTCCGATTCTCAAAAGACTGACCCGATCAGCCGGCTGACGCACGCCCACGACGCGATCCTCGACTGGTTGTTGATGAACCCAACCGCGACGCTTACACAGATGGGAGAAGCCTTGGGCTACTCGCCGCCGTGGCTCTCGCTCGTCATTAATAGCGATTTGTTTCAGGCGAAATATGCCGAGCGCCGACAAACAATCGAGGCGTCGATCGCCAGCGACATTCCCGCCAAGATGCGCGTTATCGCACAGCTTGGTTTAGAGAAACTTGCCGACAAGATCGCGCGCACCCAGGATGCGGAGTTCCTTCTCGAAACGACAGATAAAATGCTGCATCGCCTCGGCTACGCGCCGTCAAAGGGGCCGACAACCGTTCAGCAGACGAACGTGCAAACCAATGTGTATGCAGTTGATGCGGCAACGCTGGCAAAGCACAGAGAGCGCATTGTTGAGCAGAGCCTCGCTGCGACTAAAACCCTTCCCCAAGCCCCGGCGGCTGGCGTTTCTCTACTCGCTGAGAAAGCTATGTTGGACGTATGAGCTTTCGCCCACCATCTTTGCCGTCTAACTTCAAGCCCGCCATAAATGTCAGCTACGCCGCCCTCGCCAAACAAGAGCCAGCTTTTGTCACAGCAGCAACAAAGCGAGTGCGTGGACGTAGAGCCGAAGGGCTTCGCTATGAACGGAAAGCCAAAAGCGCGCTGCTGGATCGGTTTCCGGCGCATTTCATTCCCGGCCCGTGGCTGTGCTTTCGCTGCGACTCGGGGCAACTTCGTTGGTGCCAGCCTGACGGTATTCTCTTGGATATTGCTAATGGGAGGTGTATTGTTATCGAGATTAAATACCATCATACGGGCGATGCTTGGTGGCAGCTTTGGCGATTGTACATTCCAGTGCTCCAAGTGCTGCTTCCGGGATTCACCTTCTCGGCGGTGGAAATCGTGAAGTGGTTCGACCCGTCGGTATACTTTCCAGCGACGATCATGGCCGCCGATCCGAGTCGGGAAATTCCAGCGCCCTATACGGGCATTCACATTCTACGGGCGTAAGCGCAAGATGAACGCACCGATTCTATTCAACGCAGAAGACGCAGTCGCCCTTGGCGCAGAGAGCCTTTCGCTTTTCGGAGCGCTTTTCTTCCCGCGCACATTTCGGCAAGACACCCCGCCGTTCCACGACGACATAGGGGCGCGCCTTTACTCCGCAAGCCGTTTCAACGCATTCGAAATTTTCCGTGGCGGTGCGAAGACGTCGCTTCTACGCGTATTCACGGCGCAGCGGATCGCATACGCGATTAGCCACACAATCCAATATATCAGCGTCTCTCAAGGCCACGCGATGTTCAGCGTGCGTTGGGTTCGCCGCCAGATTGAGCACAACAAGAAATTTGCAAGTGCCTTCGGTCTTCGGCCCGGAAAGAAGTGGACAGACGAGTGGTGCGAGATTGTGCACGAAGTTAACGGAGAAATTATAACGATGCTCGCGCTCGGCATCACCGGTCAAGTGCGCGGCTTTAACCCGGACGATTTTCGTCCAGACCTTATCGTGCTTGATGATGTGATTGCCGATGAGAATAGCGCGACGCCAGAACAGCGCGCAAAGTTAAGTAGCCTAATTCACGGTGCTGTTGTTCCGTCGCTCGCTCCCACCAGCGAAGCACCTTTGGCAAAACTTGTTTTCATCAACACGCCAATGCACAGAGACGACGAAATCGAAAAGGCGTTGCTCGATCCGAAGTGGAATGGGGTCAGGTATGGTTGTTACGACGAGGCAGGGAATAGCCGCTGGCCAACGCGCTTTCCACTAGACGTGCTTCTACAGGAAGAAGAAAGCGCGCGGGCAACTGGACGCTACCGTATCTGGGCGAGGGAGATGAAGTGCGAGTTGGTCTCGGGGGAAGATAAAGCGATCGACGTCACGAAGCTCGAATTCTGGACAACGCTTCCCGAAGGTATGACGCGCGTTATTTCGATCGATCCGGCGTCAAGCGACTCGAAAGGCGCCGACGACAACGTAATCATGACGGTTGGTTTTTCTGGCCTCGACGTTTATGTAATAGCCTTTCATGCCGACAAAGGGGTGATGCCCGACGCAGCCTCCACGCATTTCTTCGAGCAGGTTATGACGTTCACCCCGATACAGCGGGCGGTCGTTGAGAAGGTGGCGTATCAGCGCACGCTTAAGTGGTATATCGAACAAGAAATGGCAAAGCGCCGTGTGTTCGTTCCGATGGACGGAATTGATGACAGGCGGCGAAAGGCAGACAGAATAATGCAAGCAATTCCGGGGCTGGTCGCGTATGGCCACCTTTACGTACACGCTTCGATGAAAAAACTTATCGAGCAGATGGACGATTACGACCCGAAAATTGTAGAGCAAGCAGACGACCTTCTTGATGCGCTAGCGATGGCAATCACGGCAATCAATCCTGCGCTGCGAAACACAACGATAGATGGCGAGTTTTCGGTTGTAGACGAAAGCGCTTATGAAGATTTGAACTTTGGAGGTTGTCCATGAATACCGATTTGTATAAGACGCTTGCCTTCGGAACCGACGCACATAAGAAACTTCTTGAGCGGTTACAGGCGCGTATTCGTGCGAGCCACGAGCATATGTCAAAACGCTATGCCGCAATGTCGAAGGCGGAGGAGCAGTTTTGTGCGTACATTCCGGAAACAGACGCCGATGCAGTTCGCAAGGCGAATAAGGCCGGAGGGTTGCCGCAATACGTGACTATTGAAATCCCGTATAGCTACGCTACCCTGATGACGGCGCACACATACTTCACGAGCGTTTTTCTTTCTCGCTCTCCTGTTTTGCAATATTCGGGACGGCATGGCGAGGCCGAAAGCTCAACGCAGGCTGTTGAGGCGCTGATGGATTATCAACTCACCGTTGGCGAAATGCTTGTGCCGCTTAGTATATGGCTGCTCGATCCGGGCAAATATGGCTTTGGCGTTGTTGGCCATTACTGGGATCGTGAGGTCACGCAGGTCAGAAAGCGCGTTACAAAGAGGCCGACGTTCATGGGCGTTGAGGTTCCATTCGGAAAGCCAGAAGTTGTAGACGTGGTTGAGCAAGTCACCTCTTACGAAGGAAACCGCCTGTATAATGTACGCCCCCAAGACTTCTTCCCCGATCCGGCGGTTTCGTTGTGGAAATTCGGTTCTGGAGAATTCTGCGGTCGTTATTTTGAAATGCCGTGGCACGCGTTCATTGCCGGTGTTCAGGTCGGGAAGTACTTCAACGAGAAGTCACAAAGCGTTGCGCAAAGTACAGGAGGTAATTCTTCTTGGCTCAACGAGCGTGATGGCGGCAGCTCATACGTAAGTGAGCTGCCAGGAGAAGATACTATCTCGCAAATGGCGCAGATCAGCGACTCTTCGCGTAAGGGAATGGTCAAGGGTCACGAGATTTATGTTAAGCTGTCACCAAACGCATGGGGTCTCGGCGCCGAGGGCGGAACAGAAGTATGGGTTTTCACGCTCACGGCGCAAGGAGTCGTGATTGGGGCGCAGCCGCTTGGCGAGTATCACGGAAAGTTTGGCTTCGATATTCTTGAGTACGAGCCTAACGGTTATAACATTTTCTCGGCGTCGCTGCTTGAACGTATTCAGCCGATGAACGATACGCTAACTTGGCTTATCAACACGCATTTCTACAATGTGCGGGCATCGCTGAACAATATGTTCCTCGTCGACCCCAGCATGGTGGTAATGAAAGATTTTGAGAATCCAAAGCCTGGGAAGTTGTTACGGCTGAAGGAGGCAATGTATGGACGGGACGTTCGCCAGGCAGTCGCGCAGTTTCAGGTCGCGGATGTTACCGGGCGCCATCCGCAGGACGCGCAGATTATTGCTGACATGATGCAGCGCCTTAGTGGTGTGACGGATAACATTATGGGGATGGTTAACCAAGGCGGGCGAAAGACTGCAACCGAAGTTAGAACCTCGACTAGCTTTGGCGTTAATCGCCTGAAGACTGTTTGCGAATATTTCTCTGCGATGGGCTTCGCACCAATGGCGCAGAAACTTCTACAGCGTACGCAACAGCACTATTCGGCAGAAAAGAAGTATAGGATCGTTGGCGATATAGCGCAATTCGGGGAGAAATTTTTGGACGTTTCGGCAGACTCTATCGCAGGCTTCTACGACTTCGTGCCGGTCGACGGAACGCTTCCAGTCGATCGCTACGCGCAGGCGAATCTTTGGCAAGGGCTTCTTGGGCAGCTTCGGAACTACCCCGAGTTTATGCAATCATACGACATCCCGAAAATCATTGGATGGGTTGGTCAGCTCGCGGGTTTGAAGAACATTAACCAGTTTCGAGTAAAGATTGTGCCTGACGATTTGGCGAGCCAGCAGATGCAGGCCGGTAACATTATACCTATGAAAGGCCAGACTGACTTGACACGGGTGCCAAACCCGGCGCAGAATCCGGGCATGGGAGCTACTGGTTAATTATGGACGAAAACGCAAGCAAGCAAGAGCTGTATGAAGACGCCCTCGCTAGAAGGAACGAGTGGCGCGCGCTTGTCGAAAGCGCTGGATGGAAGCGTCTTTGTGAAGTTGCTGGTGGACAGGTTGCTGCGCGTGTAGATATAAACGGGCGCTCTCGCTCGAAAGGATTAGAGGACGTATTCGAGCGGGAGTTTTCGGCTGGAGAAGTTTCAGGAATAGAGTTGTTCATGCGGATACCGGCGACGGTAGTCGAGCAGCTTGAAGAAGAAGTTCAATCACTTTTTGAGGATATGCAAAATGACGCTTGAAAACGACCAACAGCAAACCACGTCCGTGGCCGCTGAACCAGCAACTACTATTCCTGCATCGGAAGATACGTCTTCGTTGAATGCTGAAGTAATCGACGATCTGCTCTTGGACGAGGCGGATTTTGTGGAAGAAGCGACTCCTGAGGCCGTTCCTGCTGCGGCTCCGGTTCCTCCCCTGGAAACCCCGGCACCTGCCCAGCCACCTTCTTCCCCCGCCCAACAGGAGCAGATCGTCACCCAACCTTCGCCGGGTACACCGCCGGCGATTCCAGCAGGTACTCCTGCCGCAACGCCTCAATCGCCACAAACACCTCCGCAAGCGCCAGGCGAGCAGCCGCAAACTCCGACGCAAGCGCAGGTAAGTGAGATGATGGCACAGCAAGTCTCCCAGTTGGAGCAGTTCTACGCGATTCCTCCTGAGCTTGTTCTCGATCTTCACGCAGAGCCGGAAAAGGTTCTCCCGAAGCTGTCCGCACAAATTCACATGCGCGTGGTTACCGATCTTTTGAAAGCGTTTGAAACTCGGTTGCCACAAGTTGTTCAGCAGGTCACAGCAAACACAACGCTTGAGCAGAAGGCGAAATCTACCTTCTACGATCGTTGGCCGGGCTTAAAGGACTACGAAGCGCAAGTACTTGAGTTGGGTGCGATGTTCCGTCGGATGAACCCCAAGGCTACTGCCGAGGATACAGTCGAACGCGTTGGTGCGTTAGTTTACGCCAGTCTTGGTGTCCCAGCGCCGCAGGCAGCGGTTCCGCCCGCGCCTCTGGCACCGGCTCCACAAAGACAAGCCTTTGTTCCGGCAATGCCCGGAGGGGCCGGCGGGGTTACGCCACCGACAACTCAAAATGTGTTCACTCAAATGGCAACAGAAATGCTGACGAGTGACGATTACTAAGGAGATTCAAAATGGCAATTGCTGGCCTTCGTGGTACTGGTGACTGGGCGACTGACGAACGTCCGAAAAACTTCCGTGAAATGATCCTGTGGCGTTCTCCGAACGGACAGGCTCCTCTT